CGGTTGCTCCACCCGGTACGACCGTTGTGAGCCATTCCAGACAGCGGAGGTGACGACGGAATCGACTGGTTAATTTCAGCCAACAACGGTTTCAAGATGTTGCGAATGTCTTTGTTCAATTCACGCTTTAAAGCAGGGTTAATTTTGCCGAGTTCTCTCAGCGTTTCGCCCACACCTTTCACCTGAATTGTCATCGCTTGCTCTCGTTCTGTTCAATAATCAACCTGATCATTTCGTCAATGATCTGGGCTGGTGTTTCCATCAGATCCAACGGACTGATGCCTGTACGAACAGCGAGCTGCGCGATCAGGTTTGTGGCTCTTCCTGCGGGCCCTGTTTGGCTTTTGGGAGAAACGTAATGTCCATGACGTTCTCTACCCAAGTGCTAAACAACGGAACCACAATCTTTTTGGTTCGTAACGCATCCCAAGCCAACCATGCGAGAGGCTTGAATTTCATGTCTTCTAAGAAACGGCCCACGGAGAGCGTGGGGTGGTGATCTTCCCACCTGCACGCAACTCCGTAGGTGATCGGTGCTTCGAATGTTTCACCGTCAGCCATTTCTACTTTTAATGTCATGCCAATCATGTCGGGTCCTTTGGTTAGTTGTTGATTACGGGCTGGTGATGTCGCGCACCCAAGTGCCGCCGACATAACTGACGCTTACTTGGCTGAGCTCTCCGACGGTCGTTACGATCGGCGTGAACGAAGCCAACATTGCATTACTGATCGTGTACTCAGGGTTGCTTGGGGACTCGGTAGCGCCTGCTGGTGAGATGACCAGAGTGGTGGTGCCGTCGCCGACCTGATCAAACAGGGTGGCTTCAATTTCGCCTGTTCCGTAGTTCATGAACATCGTCAAGGTGACGTTCACCATTTGGAGACCTGAGACGAAGCGGTGCCCGGTATCGCCGAAGGTCGTGGATTCGAGTGAGTCGTAACCAATCTCAAGGGTGGCGCCACTGGTGTTCTGAGTGACGTCCACTCCACCGATGGTGACGGTTGGACTGGCTAGGTAAACGGTTTTTGTTGTGGGCATGGTTTTTCCTTTATGGGATGCGCTTGGAAGCGATTCTGATAGTTAGGTCGTATGCGGGTAGTTCTTGTGAACCGATTTGAGCGAGCGACGGGTTGCCACTCACAACGGCGATCGCGCTGTTCATGATTGTGTCCACAACGCCAAGAATGTAGTTCGCCGAGTCGCTGTTGCCGGGTGGCGCGCCGAGGATTCGGAGATCAACTGTGATATCTGCGATTTGGTTGTTGAAACAAGTGAACGTCGGTAACTCCACGAACACTGTGAGCGGTCGTGCGTTGCGCGGATCGGTGACAGGCTTGAGTCCCAACGCTGTGAGCGACGCTGACACGGTGTCAACGGTGTCCGTGAAGATGCCTGCCATTTCATGCACACTGCGATCGTTTAATGCCGAGCAACTGGTTCACTCGACCCAAGGTCATCAGCGGTGGTCCTGTCATGTCACCAAACGACGCGTAACTGTCTCCAGTTGTGCCACGTTCCCTGTAACAACCAGCAGCATATAAAGTCGTACCGAGCAGTACGGCCGCATCTGGTGCACTGGTCAAATTATCGTGGTATCCAGCGGAGACCCTGCGACGAAAACACCACGAGTTCGCAGCTGAAACACAAGTAGTGAGAAACGCGGTGTCATTTGCCGTGGCCGACGCGATCCCAAGAAACTCTTGCACAGCTGCGACCGTGGTCCAAGTGCAGGACTGGGTCCAAGTTACTGTTCCAGTCGCTGAAGCTCTTTGATAGTTATCGAAGTTTGATTTGACAAGTAGTTGATTCGTGATGGTGACTTCATTATCAAAAATGAAATCACCTTCAAAACCGACACCAACAAACAGAAAAGTAGGGACAGCCTGAACGATGTAAGTCGCATCAAAATTGTTTCCTACTCCTGCAACAACAATCGTTTGACCGATCGTGATATCTGTGGCCTCAAGGGTCTGAATCACGGCGTAGTCGTCTACACGTTGTGCGTGCGTGACGGTGAATACGGCCATGATTCAGATCCTCTCGAAGTTTCCGTCTATCAGACGAAAGCAGCCTTAATGGCGAGTTCTGGCGAAATGACCTTCGATGCCCAGTAACCACGCACTGCAATCTGCCTGCTGAGTTGTGAGGGGTTTTCCACGGAAATCAAGCCCTTATTCATTTCATATGACTCAAGCGCACGCGGATCAAGGATGGTCATGCCAGCCGAGGTCAAGTTGCGGTCAACGACGACGCGCAAACCGAAAGCAAACGCGCCCTGTGTCGAAGCGACATTGAGCGAACCGTATGCGTTCATTGGGCCCACCTGTGGGAACAACGGACGGTCAGCGGTATCGGACAAACTGCCCATCAATTTCCAGACGTTTGGTGACACAGCGAGCACGGAAGGCAAGTTGCCATTTGAGCCAGTCAAGATGTCAGCGGCTGCGGTGTACATCCACTCAACCCAGTATGCCGGGTCAGCAAGTGATGCGTTTGCAAAGTTGTTGCTGTTGGTGACGCCAGTCTGCAATTCTGAGCAAGCGAGCAAGTCGGTGCGGTCCATGTAGACGCGCATCATGTCATCAAGCAACGGTCCGAGTGCTTCAGGCTGTGTCCAGTCAATTGAGGCTTCGCTGATTTCAACATAGCCACCCTGAATGGTCTTGGTGATTTGAACGTCGTCAATGCCGAAAGTCGATGCAGTGATGGTCGTGTTCTGTGTGGCAGTGCCCACTGAGTTATGGACATTCACTACAGGGCGAATGAAAACTGAGCCTCCCTGCGGCATGGGTCGCAAGGTGGTTGCATCAACGAGAGGACGCGAGCCGACAAACGTGTTCACCACATTTTGAATGATGGGGGTTGGGATCACACCAGGCAGATCAGTTGTAGTCACGTTGGGAGCTGCGGCGCGGATGTTTTCGTTGAGTTGTGCGAAATCGCTTCCGCCACGAACGAATGCTGAGATGTATTCGCTAACGGACGGCAATTTAAATTCGCGCTTGGCGGTTGCATAGATCGGTTGAGTCGCGATTGCGGCTTCAACGCTTGTGGGTTCTGACATGGTTTCATCCTCCTCGGATGGTGTTGTTGGGGTTGTTTCTGTTGGGATTTCTTCTTCGGGTTCGTCGGCCTGAGCCACTAGGTCGCGTATTTCTGCACCGCTAAACGCTGGCACGGCGACCAAAGACAACTCGACTAGCGAAGCACGGGTGACGACGGTGGCTTTAAGTTCTTTGTCGTAGTACGACTCTTGGACTTCGGCACCAACTGAGACTGCATCGTAAGCACCCGAGCGGATGAGTTCTACGGCATCCGCGCTGGCTCTCGTTTTTGCGAAGGTCGCGGTAAAGCCCAAGCCCTCTTCAAAATCTGCCAAAGCGTTAACGGTGCCACGCAACTGCGTAAGGTCGTGCCCTTCTATGAGCTTTGCGGCTTTTTGATTGACATCAAAAGCGCCTCGCTCAAATGCCACACGCTGTCCGCCTAAAACGGTCGCGGTAACTGGAGCCCACGGAACCGCAATGCCAGATATTGACGCTGGTGCGTCTTCTTCTGATTTTGCGAAATCAACTGTGGGTAGATCGGCTGTAAGTCGAATCATGCCATTTCCTCTGATCTGCGTTCTTCTGCTGACGGTTCGTAAGCAACGCTTGCTAAATCGTTCTCTGCTAAATAGTCGTCAATGTCAAATTCGACATAACGGCCACGGGGCAAAATGTTGTTCATTGACAAGGTTTGTTCAATGCAATCCAAATATTGTTTTGCGCCGAACAAGTAAAGGTCCTGTCGTGCCGACTGTGCGTTTTGGTACGTGTAGCCCTGTACGCCGATGCCCAAAAGGTATGCGGGGATTCCAGTGGCCCGAGACAATTCAAGTGCTTGGAATTGACGCGACTCAATCAGTTGCAACTTGTTCGGGTCACTGGAGAACTCTTTAAAAGTCACGACGCTGTTAAGTGCGCCAATTGCACCAACTTGTCGAGCGTTACGCCAAGCAGCTGCAAGTTCTGAAAGATCTTCGGCTGACATTGGTTCGGATGCGTCTGTTTGCTGAAGCCACCCGGCAGCAATCTCATTGACAGCAAAACGATCCGATGCCTGTTGCAGTTTGATCGCTGTAGCAATTGCGCGGTTGCCCGTATAGAGCAGACCTTGCGACGGTGCCAAGAATTGGATGACGTCATCAGTGTTGAGTTGGACGCCGTTAAACATGATGTCATTGGACGGTCCGAAACGCTGGGCGGTCTGCTGGTCGCCCAGACTGACCATTGCGGCGGGTAGCCATTCAAACGAAAGCGGACGGCCAGTAGCGGACGACCGTGAGGTGACATACCAAAAGCCCTGACCCCAAAGAATGAGATCGGTTACAAGCTGAGAAAAAATGAAGTTTCGAGTCACGCGAGGATCGGGCTGATCCATCCATGATTCGTTCTCTAAATAGATTTCTTCATAATCTTCACCAGTCCATTGGGTGGTGTAATGCTTAAGTTCCAAGCAGCCGACCATTGACGCGATCATCTGAATTGAACGCGAAATGGTCGGCACAGACAAAGCGAGTCGTTGCAACTCCCCGACAGAGTACGCGTAAAAGTCGCCGATCTGCGCAGCTGAACCAGCCGCTGCCTGAACGGGAGCAGACGCAAACGCG